ATTAGTTGATGGAAACATTATAAATTTATTATTTTCTAATGGTATGTCCCAAGATCTACCTTTACGTCTGTTATCTTTATAATGTATTCTGACCATACAATCTTTGACTTTTACACCATACAATAATGTAAAGTCTGGTGAGTTTCGTAAATCTACTGGATCAATGTTTAGTAATGGAATTGTAGTTTCCGCAGGTTTATAAATATTACCCCACGTTTCTTTGTTAATTAAATTAACACTATACTCAAGACCAACGTGATCTCGCATATATGTATTTAACATATCCCAAGTTCTTGAGAATGGAAAATCTTTATTTTGAATTACTGATTGTAAAATATCGCCTGATAACTTATCTCGGTCAATGTCCCAATTTTTAGGCATTGCCACATCACCAAAATATAAAGCTTGTTCTGTTAATACTTTCTTCTGCATACCACCACCATTTTTAATTTATGCTTTCGAATCTGTCAAGTCCCAAGTTGTATTAGCTTCATTCCATACGTAAGACCAAGAATGAGTATCAGCTGTGTTTTGTGATTTTTGTTCATCTGTCAATTCTGGAGCAGCACCAATTGGTGATTGCCAAGAAGCTGATTCGTTATGTTTTACCCAAGATGCATATGGTTTTTTAGGCCAGAAAATTTGATCATCTTCGTCCCAAGTATAACCTATACCTGCGTAGTTACCTCTAAAAGGTGTGCCACCTAATTTATGTTGACCAGCAGATGTATTGTATGAAGTTTGAATCCACATTTCTGCAGGCCAATTATTATGTAATTGTAAATATTGTTGACCTACTGATTCATCTTCAACACCATCAGCATTTAACATATCACCATTATTCAAAGTCAATACTTGAATAACTTTTCCGTTTGATCCTAGTTTTGCAAAATGTGCCATAATATTTCTCCTTATATATTAATTTTAAATACTAGTAAATACATATTAATTTTGAAATTTGTATCTAATAATAACAATTCCAGAACCACCGTTTCCACCGTTTCCACCTGCAGGGGTTGTTGGATTATTTTCACCTCTACCACCTCCGCCTCCACCACCACCAGTGTTAGCTGTACCTGCTACACCATTAGATGCACTATTTCCTAAAGTTCCTGCTCCGCCACCACCTGCTCCACCGGCACCTGCTGTTCCGTTTGGTGAAGTTCCTCTACGTCCACCTCCACCACCACCTGAAAAATATTTTGCTCCACTAACTGGACCCGGTGTTCCATTACATCCACCAAAACCTGTTTGTACTACAAATGAACCTACTCCACCAGGACCCGCTGCAAATTGGCCACCACAACCAGTTGCAGGATAAGGTGTACCTACTGCACCAGCTCCACCGCCACCTCCACCACCTTGAGCAGAAGAATTACTACCACAAGACTGACCGGTTCCACCATCTTGTCCTTGTGCAGGACTTACAGAAGGTGTGTTTCCATTTCCGGCACCTGTTCCACCAGCACCAGGAGTGTTTCCACCTCCACCACCACCTGAACCACCTGGATTACCATCAGTTCCATTACTTCCTGGATATGGAAAATCACCACCACCACCAAATCCACCACCTGCTGATGTAATACTTAATGCTGATGAATTTGCTCCATTTGTACCACATACTTTAGGTGAACCAGGAGGAGAATTTCTTCCATTAGTACCTCCAGTTCCACCAGCACCTACTACTACTGGGTAACCTTGTGCTGAAACTGGGACTGCTGCTGGAACAGCTAAAGGTGAAGTTTGAGGTCCAGACATACCTGTACCATTAGACATTCTAAATCCACCAGCTCCACCACCACCAGCACCACCTTCGGTATATTGTCCACCACCAGCACCACCTGCTACTACTAAATAATCTACTGTATTTGATCCTTGAGCATTTCCAACAGAATTAACTGTAAAAGTACCTGGGCCTTTAAAAGTTGCAATTTTAAAATCTCCACAAGTAGCTAAAGTATTACAAGATCCTGAAACCGATGCACAAATATATTGTGCTGTTGGTGCTTCTGTTTGTAGACCAGAATCTGTAACTAACCAACCTTGTGTAGCATCTATAAAAATTAATGTAACTGCAATACCTTCTGTTCTTAAAGTTGCATCGATAGTTTCTCCACCAATTTTAGATCCATTTCTTGCTAATGTGCAATTATTTGTATCAAAAGTTCCTGCATAATCTTTTACTGCTACGACTGCTCCAGCACTAGGTGATGCAGGAAGTGTAACTGTAATTGCTCCACTTGTTGTATTTACAAAATATCCTTCACCTGCAACTGCTGTAAAGTCTCCTGTTTTAACTGTTGTTTCCCAAGAAGCTGAACCTGTTGCACCAAAATTTAACGCTGTACCTTGGTTATTAATTGTTGCACCTGCAGGAATTGTGAATGTATCTCCACTATCTCCTAATGTGACTGTACCACACGCTGCTCTTGGACTAATTTTATTTACTTTTACTTCACTCATAATTTTTACCTATTGAAATTTATACCTTATCACAACT